CGCGAAGATCGCGAACTGACCACCACCCAGCTCGCCGCGCTCCTGTCGTCGGAGTTGGGCCGCCGCGTACATCCGTCCACGATCACCAGGCTTGAAACGGGCCGCAGGCAGCCCAGCGCTCGCACGTTCGGCGCTATCTGCCGCGCGCTCAGGTGCGCCAAGAGCGAGCTCATTGAGCTCATTGAGCCTGACGAGACCGAGAAGGCGAGCGCCTAATGGGTCCGTCGAAGAAGCACCGCGACGACGCCGCCGACGAGCGCCGCCAGACCATCGCCGATAACCGGCTCGTCGAGCAGAAGGTCGCAGCCAAAGCCGCTGAGGCCGAGCGCAAGGCCGCCGAGAAGAAGGGCGGCCGGTGATGGCCGACGACGACAAACTCCGCGACGCGCTACGCCGCGCCCTGCACGCCTACGCCGACGCCGTCACCCCGAGCGTGCACGCCATCGACCACATCCGCGACCGGACCGCCCGGCTGTCGGGCTACTCCCGTGGCCACGACCTGATCGCGGCCGTCGCGCTCCTGCTCATTCTCCTGTTCACCCTCGGAGGGTCGTAAATGGCCGACCAGCTGACAGCCGCGCTCGAATGCGTCGCCCGCGACCTCGAAGCCTGCCGCGACGGCCTCCAGAACATCCTCGACCAGGTCCGGGGCGGTGCGTGATGGCTGAGACGCTCCCGCTGCTGCTGACCGTCGCCGAAGCCGCCGTCGCCCTCGGGATATCCGACGACACGGTGTACCGCTACATCGCCGACGGCGACCTCGACGTCACCGACGTGGCCCGCAGAGGCTCCGTCCGCGCGAAGAACCGGGTCCCCCGCAAGTCGATCGAGGCGTTCATCGCCCGCCGCACCCGCAACGCCAAGAAGCCGCTTCGCACCGCCAGCTGACAGACGAAGGGCCTCGGCCGCCATAACGACCGAGACCCAGGCGGGACAACGCCCGCCACCACGATACAGAAGGGACAACACCCAGATGGCCACCAGACTCACACCGCCACCCGACGCGCCGGACCTGATGACCCCGGCCGAGGTCGCCGCTCTCGCCCGCGTCCACGTCAGGACCGTCATCCGCTGGGCCGACACCGGGTCGCTGACCTCGGTCCGGACGCTCGGGGGACACCGCCGCTACCGCACCGCCGAGGTGTACGCGCTGCTGAACGGCGAGGCCTACCCCGCGCCCGGCAGCGACATCCCCGGCCAGCCCGGCTACGTCGTGGCCGTGTGCGGTCACCGGGTCGCGGGCAGCGAGTGGCGTGCGGGATTCCGGGCGTGCGAGCGCTGCCCCGCCGAGACCCCGAACGGCGGCCAGCGATGAGCGCCGGCGCCGGCGACTACGCCGAGGCCAGGCTGCTGCTCAACGGCATCGACGAGTTCGACGCCGGCGACCCCGAAATCCGGCCGCTGGTCGCGCTGATGATCGCCGAGGCGCAGGCCCGCGCCACCCTCTCGCTGGCCGCCGTGACCGCGAAGGCGGGCGGGCTCGTGCACAACACCAATGGCCATCCGTCCGACTGGTGGACCGCCCTGCATGCCGGGGAGGGCCGGTCATGAGCACGCGCGTCGAGTACGGCGTCCAGGTCACCCGTCCCGAACACGAGCCGATCACCTACCCGGCGAGAAGCCTCGCCGACGCCAACGAGATCCAGCAGGGGTGGTCCGCCGCACCCCACCACGGCGCCACCTACGCCGTCGTGTCCCGCACCGTCTCCGACTGGACGCCGGTGGACCCGATGGAGGCGCGGCCATGACGACTCCCACCACCGAGCACACCATCCGGCTGCTCAAGCCCGAAGAGATCACCGAGTACGCCGAGGCGGGCTGGACCCTGTGCGCCCGCAACGGCTGCCCTAACGCCCACGTCTACTACGTGACCCGCCGCAACTCCTACGGCCAGCCCGTACGGGAACGGCTGTGCGTCGACCACGGCACCGGGTTCGCCCGCCGGCACAAAGCTCACCGCGCCGCCCGCCTCCGCACCCTCGGTGCTCGCCGTCACCAGCGGCAAGACGGCGTTCGAGGTGTGCCCGGACTGCCGGCACTGGCTCGGCCGCACCGAGTTGGAGCCCGGCCGGTGCGTGCCCGACTGCCCGTGCGCCGCGACGTGCCACACCGCGGCGGTGCCGGCATGAGCGTCCACCGCAGGCACCGCCGCGTCCGCCGCTCGACCAGCTCGGCCGTCCACCTGGTCGCCTCGGTCGCGTTCCTGACCTGGCTGCTGGCGGGCTGGGATTCGCCGCCGTGGCTGCGCGTCATGGCCGCCGTGGTCGTCGTGGTGAACGTCTGCTGCTGGGCGGCCGACCTGCGCGCCGAGACGAAGAGGGAGACGTCGCAATGAACGCCCCGTGGATGAAGAGGCCCCGCCGCGTCGAGCTCGACCGTGCGGCGCTGGACGACTACATGGCGATCGACAAGATGGCGGCCGACCCGATCGTCACCGGGCCGTCCCGCCAGGTCCTCGCCATGATCGAGGGCTTCGCCAACATCGCGCTCGCCTTCGACGGCGAGTACGACCTGCAGGCCGCGCTCATGCAGCGGGTGCGGGAAACGCTCACCGACGTGCTCGGCTACCGGCCGCCGGATGAGGACCAGTTCGAGATCCACTTCTTGCACCTGATGTCCCTGATCGACGGCCAGCGGATCACCGAGGAGTCCGGCACCCGCGTCGGCGAAGAGCAGAAGGACTGGGAGCGGGAGATAGAGGAGCTGCTCGTCAAGCTCGCCGGGAGTCCGACATGACCTTCACTCGCGCGCAGGTCGAACAGCTGCTCCGGCCGATCAACCCGGACCGGGTGCTGAGGGACGGCAAGGGCCACTCCCACGTCAGCCAGCAGGACGTCCTGGCGCACCTGATCCGCGTGTTCGGGTTCGGCAACTTCGACACCGAGATCCTTTCCGGCCCGACGCTGCTGTTCGAGACCGAGCGGACCAACAGCAACGGCGAGCCGACCGGCCGATGGGACGTCTGCTACTCCTGCACCTACCGCCTGATCATCAAGGATCAGAACGGCCGCGAGGTGTGCCATTTCGAAGACGGCTCGACGGCCACCGCGCAGAACCAGACCCGCGGCGACGGCCACGACCTGGCGTTCAAGTCGGCGCTGTCGCTGGCGAAGAAGCGCGCCGCGATCCCGCTCGGCGACCAGTTCGGCCTGTCCCTCTACAACAAGGGCCAGCTGGCCGCGCTGGTGCGCGGCACCATCGTCCTGCCCGATGGCCAGGAGAACGCCAACGGCCGCGACATGCAGGACGGCGTGCCCAAGCAGGTCGCCATGGGCAACGACGAGATCGACCGCGAGACGCCGGCTGAGCCCGTCCGGGACGCGCCGGTGCAGCGCACCGACCACAAGTGGCTGGACAACGTCGAGGCCCGCATCAAGGTCGCGCGCTCCCGCGCCGAGCTGGCGAAGCTGGCCGATGAGATCCGCGCCAAGAAGGCCGCCGGCCAGTGCGAGCAGGTCCATGAGGACCATCTGTGGGAGGTCGGCAAGAAGCGTCAGGAGATCGTCGACTCCGGCGTGATCGACGGGACGCCGGTCAACCAGGACGGTTCGGTGTCCCGCTCCCGGATGACGGATGAGGAGCGCACGGCCGCCGGGATCCCGGCCAAGGCCGAGGTCCGCGCGGACAACAAGGCGAACCGGGAGTTGTGGGCGACCGGGGACACCGGCAAGAAGGCCGAGCGGTCCGGCGGCGTCGACGAGAACGACCCGTGGGCCACGGCTGGCACGCCCGGAGGCGAGCCAGGAAATGAACCGGAGTGGACGGTATGAGCGACTCACCGCTGAACCCGGTGGACGTCGAACGAAAGATCGAGGAGGTCAAGAACCGGATCGCGAGCGGCGTCAAGGTCGTGACCGCCGCCGAACGGGACCGGAAGGCCAAGAAACGCGAGTTCGATCTGGCGTGGGCGCACGCGTTCAAACGCGCCGAGGGCTCCGTGGAGGACCGCAAGCAGCAGGCGGTTATCGACTCGATGCCGCACCGTGAGGCCGCCGACAACGCCGAGATCGCGTTCAAGCACGCCGAGCGCACCGCCGAGGCGCTGACCAAGGAACTGTTCGCCTGGCAGTCGATCAACAACACGATCCGCGCCATGTACAACGCTGCGGGCGCGTCGTGACCCGCCAGCACACCGCCGGCCACACGCCCGCACATGACCCGTACGCCAAGCACCGCTGCGAGTGCGACCACCTGGTCTATCCGGGGCTGCGCCCTGCCGAGGGTCGCTGCCCGTGGGCTCACCTCGGCTGCCAGTGCACCGATCACGTCATCCCGAGCGAGGTGCCCGATGCTCCGTCGTCGTAGCCGCAACACCGGACCGGACCGGACCACCCGCGAACTCGTGCTCGAGCGGGACATCTGGTGCTGCGTCGTGTGTGGCCGCCATCTCGGCGAGCATGGCGCGAACCTGCATCACCGTCGCAACCGCGGCTCCGGCGGGTCCAGCGACCCGGCGATCAATCGGCCGCCGAACCTGATCACTGTCTGTGGATCTGGGACAACGGGCTGCCATGGCGGCCTGACGCAGAACGACCGCCGGGAAGAGAATCTCGACGCCGGATACGTCGTGTCGCTCAACAGCACCGACGACCCTGCGAACGTGCCCGTCCAGCACGCGCTGTACGGCCTGGTCTACCTCACGGACGACGGCGGCTGGAGCCACGTCCCGCACCTGGACAGTGCGGCATGACCGCGCTCACCGACCGGCGGCGGGCCGTGGTGCTCGCCGTCGCCGACCTCACCGCCGAGCTCGGCTATCCGCCCACCTACCGGGAGATCGCGGCGGCGGTCGGGGTCGGGTCCACCGACACCGTCGCCCGCGCCGTGTGGCATCTGCGGCAGGCCGGGATCGTGCGGCCGGAGGCGGTGCTGAACCGCTGCCTGTGCCTCGCCCCGGACGTCGTGGTGTCCCGCGAGGGCAAGGTCGCCCGCGTCGTGTGGGCCGAGGGTCTCGGCCCGGCTCCCCGCCGCGTCACGCAGAACAGCCCCGGCAATTGCCCTGCCGGGGCTGCCTATCACCAGCCAGCCAACGACCACTGTGAGGAGTCACCGGCAATGCCCATTATCCCCGATGCCGAGCACAGAGCCCGCATCATCGACGGGCTCCGCCAGCTCGCCACCTATCTCGACGAGCATCCCGACGTACCGGTCGGGTTCACCCCGATCAGCCTGGAGTTCGCGGCGAGCGCCAGCCGTAATGACGACGAGGCGCGCACCGAGGTCGACCGGGTCGCGGCGATGCTCGACGCGACCACCGAGACCTCCTCGCACGGCACCTACAGCGCTTCGAAGTGCTTCGGCGCGGCGACCTACCGCGCGTACGCGGCGCCGAAGGCCGAGACCCGCCGCGTAAACGCGGGGCTGAGCTACCTCGACAGCGTCACCCCGGAGGTCGTGTCATGACCGCCGTGATCGCCGCCGCCTGCGCGGTCGCCTTCGTCGCGCTCGTGCTCGCCGGGGTCGGCGCGTGGGTGCTGTTCGGTGCGCGCGAGAACATGCGCGGCTACCCGAGGAGGAAGCGGTGACGGACTGGCGCCTCCCGATCAACGTCGCGATAGCCGCCGTGCTCGTCTTCGCCGTCGCGTTCGCCGTCTGCCTGATCGCCGCGTGGGTGGCGCAGGAGTGGGGTTCGCGCGAAGACGCGCTGGACCCCGATGACGGCTACTTCGGTGCCGTGACCGGAGGGGACACGCTGTCGCCCCGGTCGCTCGGGGAGATCCGCCGGCGTCTGGCGCTGGACAGCCCCAAGGCCACCACCAACGCGGTGATCAAGTCGATGCGCCGTCATCAGCGGCGGCTCACGAAACGAGGCCAGCGATGAGCGCCGACCGGCGCAACCCCGCGGCGCCCGGCCTGCACCCCGTCATCGCCCAGCTCGTCCAGGCCCGCAAGGACCAGAACCTGTCCCAGGAGGAGCTGGCCGAGGCGATCGGGACCTCCCAGTCCGCGGTGTCGTGCTGGGAGTCCGGCAAGCGGCGGCCGTCATTCGCCAGCGCGGCGCGCTGGGCGGAGGTGCTCGGCTTCCGCCCGTTCACGCTCGTCCGCCATGAGGAGGCATCCCAATCATGATCCACGAGGAGACGGTGCAGGAGTTGTGCAACGGCGCCGACTGGCAGCACAAGTACGCCACGAACGCGGCCGCCCGCGCCGACGAGCTCACCGCCCTGATCGGCCCGGCCGAAGAACGCCTCGCCGTGCTGCGCCGGGAGACGGCGGAGCTGGAGCGGCAGCTGACGCCGCTGCGCCGCGAGCTTGGCGAGGCGCAGCAGGCCCGGCTGAAGCACGAGCGGCTGGCCGCCGAGTTCCGGGAGCTCGCCCGCCAGCAGTGCGAGACCAACGGCTGGGCGATGCCCGAGCAGGCCGCCTGGCCGGACCCGCCGGCGGACGGGACGCCGGAGCCGCGCCACGCCGCCGACCTCGGCGGCCTGATCGAAGTGCCGGCGCTGAGCGTGATGTGCGTCAACCGGCTGTGCGAAACCGACCCGGGGGCGTGTGAGGGCTGCGTGCACGACTGCCACTGGCGGCCGGGCGGCGCTGAGAAGCCGCCAGCGGCCGGGAACATCCAGCCCGGCCCGGCGCCTGACCCGAAGGCCGAAGCCCGCGCCCGGACGCCGTGGGCGTGGCTGCTGGCCCTGTACGTGCGGCTGCTGCTCGCCGAGCGAGGCGAGGGCAGGCACGCGGGACGGCGGCGGGTCTTCAAGCACCGGTCGCTGGTCCAGCCTGAGGCGGCGTGATGACCACCACTTTCGCGCACATGGTCCGGGATCTGTACTGGCGGCTCTATGAGGCGGACGAATGAGCGCCGACCGCAAGTGCGACCTGACGGACATCCGGCCCGTCGCGGGTTCGGATGGCGGCTGGAGTTACAAGAAGTTCAAGTGCGTCGGCTCGGCCGAGATCCCACGGAGCGACGGCACCGTCGATCTGTACGGGGTTTACGGCGTCCGAGGCGATGAGGTCTTCGCGCAGTATCGCGGCCGGATCGACGCGGACGGCGCGGAGTGGGGCGTGAGCCTTCTGTCCAGCTCCGCCGACCTGGAGACCTACTTCTGGCTCGCGGCGGATCACTTCCCCGTGATGTCGATTAACGGCGTCAATGTCGTCCGCGAGGTGACCGATGAGCGCTGATCCCTACGGCACGGCGCCACTGTTCGCCGAGGTGCCGGAGCTTCCGGTGGCCAAGCCGTACGCCGACGTGAGCGGTGGTTACGGGAAGATCACCTACACCAAGTACAAGGTCAAGAAGCCGGTCAAATGTGACGACTGCCTCGGCGCCTTCGTGGACGACCCGAGCGCTCCGGCGTCCCGTCCGGCGGCCTACAAGCGCACCCAGGCGGGCGCGAACACGCTCCTGCTGTGCCACAAGCACACCCAGCTCCGCAAGCAGGCGGAGGCCCTGTCATGACCCCGGGAGTGGAGCGCAGGGCTGATGCTCCTTCCGGTGCGGCGCCCTTCGTGGGGTCGGGCGCCGCCGGCTCCAGCTCGTCCTTGCCCCCCCGGGGCGGGCTGGAGCCACTAACTCCCGCAGAGCCTTACATCCCCGGAGGCTCTGCGGGTCAGACGGAGGTGAGCCCGGAGGTAGTGGGGTCCGGGCTCACCTCCCAGACGTCCGGCCCGGCGGTTAGCGCAGGGGAAGCGGGTCCCGCCGGGCCGGCGCTCGTCATCACCGTGCACGGAAAACCCGCGCCGCAGGGCAGCAAGCGTCACGTCGGCAGAGGCGTCCTGGTCGAGCAGTCCACGCGGGTGAAGCCATGGCGGGAGGCCGTGAAGGCGGCCGCGCTCGAGGCCCGCGCGCCGCGGATCGAGGACCGGCCGGTAACGCTCGAGATCGTCTGCTGCTTCGACAAGCCGAAGTCCGCGCCGAAGCGTCGCCGGACGTGGCCGATCACCCGCTCGTCCGGTGACGTCGACAAACTGCAGCGCGCCATCTTCGACGCGCTGTGCGACGCCGGGATCTTCAAGGACGACTCGCAGGTGATCAGCGTCACCGCCGAGAAGGTCTACATCGACGCCCTCGACGCGCCGCTAGACGTGCCCGGCGCGGTCATCCGCGTGTGGGACATCACCGAACTGCCGGAGGTGCCCCGTGGCGACGTATGACCAGATCGCCGCGGCCGACACCCGCCACACCCGCCGCGCCCGGCGCGTCCCGTTCACCGAGGCGAGCGACCACGAGCACGTGCTCGCCAACCCGGCCGGGACACCCGAGACGGAGGCGCGGGAGCGTGCCGACGCCCGCATGTACGTCCGCCGGCTCGCGAACCGCCACGGCTGTCCGGGCCGCTGCGACCGGCCGGAGCACCGGCGGGACGTCGCGGCGGCGGCCGAGTGGCTCGACGCGCTGTTCACCGAACCGCGCCCCAAGCGCAAGACATCGACGAAGGAGAGCGCATGAGCGGCTGGACGATCGCCTGGCTGATCTGGATCGGGGCGTTCTGCGTCATCGAAGGCGCCGCGCTCGCCCGCAAACAGCGTAATGACACCTTGTCCGAGCACGTGTGGCGTTGGTTCAAGGTGGGCGGTGACACGCGGCCGACCCCGCTGGTGTGGCTGCTACGCCTGCCGCTGATCGTCGGCGGGGTGTGGTTGACCATGCATCTCACGTTCGGGATCTGGTCGTTCTGATGAAGACCAGGACCAAGAACCGCAGCTGCGGCGCCAAGAAGCGCTACGACGACAAGAAGTCCGCGAACGACGCCATCAGGTCGCTGGTGCGCGCCAAGAAGGCCAGCCCGGGGTGGATGCACTCCTACAGCTGTGATCACTGTGGGTCGTACCACATCGGGCACCGCGGGGTGCGGCGATGAGCGAGCCGGTCTCCGCCTTCACGATTCGCTGCGCCTGCTGCGGATGTGAGGGCCGACATAAAGCGCACGGCTGGATCGTCGCCTGCTATCACCGCTGGCAGCGGGCGGGGAAGCCAGAGGACGGGCCGCCAGCGGTATGGCGTTCGAAGAACGGACGTCTCGAGGACTACGCCTGGCTCACCCGCGACCAGGGCCTGAGCCTGCCTCACGCGGCCGGGCGGATGGGGGTCTGCGAGCGAACCGCATGGCGGTATGAGGCGCAGCTGCGTCAGCGGGTGGCGGCGTGATGTCACTCGGCGGGTCGCGGCGGGCGCTTCGGGAGCGTGGCGCCTGGCTCCCGGATAGCCCAACGAATGAACTCGCGGATGACTGCCGATCGGTTGCCTTCACCGACGAGCCGGCCGAACTCGTCCCAGAGGTCTTGTTCGATTCGGATCACGCGTCGCGGCGTTGGCCCTGGCGTGTTCGATGCGTTCCAGCCCGGCCGGTTGTGGCGCGGATGTTCCGTGCCAATGGCACGGAGTTCGGCGTCGAGGGCCATCTCGCGCGTGTCGAACCAGGCGAGCGTCAGCTTGGCGACCTCAGGCCACCATGTCTGTGTGGCCGCATGGTTGGTCCAGCGGGCGGGCGGATTGCCGCTCACGCCGACATAGAGAAGGACGCCCTCCGCGTCGTACAGGCGGTACAGCGCCGTACGTCGTTCTGCATCCCGCTCCGGAACGCTGAGAGACACGGATCAGGCCCCCTCGGTGGACTGGAGGCTTTCCTCGTACATGCGCTGGAACCGGCGGACCTGCTCGCGGGTGAGGCCGAGTTCCTTGGCGATCGCGCCCTGGTCGACGTTGTTCGCCCGCGCGTCTCGGATGGCCTTACCGAGGTCGAGCCGGGCGCGCTCGACCAGCGCGCGGGCGTCCTTCTGGGCCTGTTCGTAGGCGCGGCGCGCTGTGACGACGTCTCCCATGGGATCGCTCACCTTCGCATCTTTACACAGTTGGCCTATCCACCATGATGCCATGTAACGAAGTGGCGTGTAGGCATACGCCACATGTGGGATTGGCGTAGGATTGCCAGCATCATCTAACCCCTAGGAAGTGGTCACCCAGAATGACGTGGTTTCCGGTGGACGACTCCTTCCACTCCCACCCCAAGCAGATGGCGGCTTCGCTCGCTGCGATTGGGCTGTGGTCGGTGGCCGGCTCGTGGTCAAGCAAACATCTCACCGATGGTTTTGTGCCCGACCACGTGATCCCGTCACTGTCGCGCGGCCAGGTCGAGCTGGCGAAGGAGCTCGTCGGCGCGGGGCTGTGGAGGCGAAGCAGAGGCGGATACCAGTTCCACCAGTGGATCGCCGACGGCGACGGATCGGCACGCAACCCGACCCGAGCTGAGGCGATGAGCAGGCGCACCAAGATGGCATCGGGTGGATCGCTCGGAAACCACCGCCGCTGGCACGTCGAAAAAGGCGTCACGAAACCCGATTGCCAGTTCTGCCAGCCAGAACCGGATCGCCTACCCGATCGGGTACCCGATCACCCACCCGAGTCGGGTAGCGAGTCGGGGGCGAATCCCCCCAGTCCCAGTCCCAGTCCCAGTCCCAGTCCCTACAACAACGGTTCTCTTAGTGACCACAGTGCAGGAGATCAGTCAGTCCGCGCGCGGGCGCGCGAGAACGAGGCCATCCGCTGGCTGCACACCACGTACGGACTGACTGACGACCAGGCCATCGCCGCTTGGACGACAGCGCAAGCGCGAGCCCGAGAACCCGTCCGCAACCCGGTGCGGTACCTGCTGCGCATGGTCGAACACGGCCATCTCGCCGACATCGTCAAGGCCATCACCGACGCTGCCGAGCAGCCACGACAGCCGTCGGTGCGGGACAGCCAGCCGCTCGTCGTGGTGCCGGACTGGTGCGGCCGATGCCACGAGCGGACCCGGATGATCGAGGTCGGCGACGACGCCCGGCCGAAATTCTGTCCCGATTGCCACCCGAACACACGCCGGGAGGCGTCGTGAACTGCCGGGTCTGCGGGCGGCCGCTCACGGACCGGACCAGCCGCATGTTCCACATCGGCCCCGAATGCCGCTCACGCCTGTCCGACGCCCAGCTGGCCGCCTCACTTCGGGCCGCGAAACAGGAAGCAGCCCCCGGCTACATCCCGCCGACCAGGCCGCCCTCGGCCGAGGCTCGGGTCAACAACGCCGACGCCCGCGCCAAAGCAGCCGCGCCCGACCCTGATCGGGTGTGTCACCGGCACGGCGGCATCGAAGGCGCCTGCCCGCAGTGCCGCCGCGAAGCTGATCCCAACCAGGCCGCCGCCCGGATCATCTACGACGTGCAGCGTGAGCGGGCCCTGCTGCGGGACGCTGCCTACGAACGCTGGCTCGCCGCCCGCCCGGCTGTGCAACTGGAGCTGGCATGACCGCCGACCGAGATCCCGACCTTCAGCGCGAGGTCGACCGTGCCGTCACCTGGTGGGCGCGGTACCTCGAAGGCCGGCTGCTGCCCGGTATCGACGCCGAGATCGTGGCTCGCCGCGGCGTCGAGCAGCTGTTGGAGCACGGCTGGCGGGTGATCCCGAAGCCACCGGACTGGCGGACACAGCGGGACCAGCGGCCGGCCGAACCCAACGAGGCGTGGAAAGACGCCAAAGCCAAGATCACCGGGAAGGACCCGACATGAGCGAGTTGAGTCCGCAAGAGAAGAAAGATCTTTTGTCTTCTTTGGTGAGTGGTGAACGTGCCTGTGTCCATCAAGGCGAGCGCTGCTGGCCGTGCCAAACCGGCCAGTGCTACGACCAGCCGACCGAGCACGTCTGGTGGGACTCCGACGACGTCGAGCACGCCAGGAACACCGGCCAGCCGGACCCGGCCGGGTTGTGCGGCTGCGCGTTCTGCGGCTGGCTGGCGCTTGGACTTCCGGGACCGCACGCCGGAGAGGACGAGACCCGATGACCGAGGTCAACACCCGCGAGATCGCCACGAGGCTGATGCTCGACGCCGCCCGCGAAGTCCCGCTGACGGAGATCTGGAACGAGCTCGGCGGGCATGGCGTCCAGCCCGGCAGACAGCGGGACCGGCTCGCCGAGGAGATCGACGAGCTGACCGTCGAGGCCGAGATCACCATCACGTTCCCGGAGGCGAGCGGCTCATGACCACCGAACCCGGCCCGCTGTCCGCGACCTGCCCGGCGTGTCTCGCCGCACCCGGCGAGCCGTGCATCGCGACGTCTAGTGACCTGCCGCGTGAGCATCTTCACCGGCTGCGCGGCCTGGCCGCCGCGCCGCGGCTGGCCCGCTGCGGGGAGTGCGCGGGTGGCGGCTGGGAGCTGTCCAGGGTCGGCTCGGCCGCGCCGAACGCGATCGGCTGCCCGGTGTGCGCCGCCGCGCCGTTCGCGGCCTGCACCGAGAGCGGGGAGATGCGGGAGTACCACGAGGTGCGGGTGCGTGCTGCTGCCGCCGGTCTGGGTCCGTGCGGGGCGTGCGAAGGCATCGGCTGGCGACCCGAGGACCGCTCGTGATCACCATCAACAGCAACAGCAACGGAGATCGCAATGGCTGAGCTACTCGCGAGGTGGCCGCTTCGGCAGGGTGACGCCGTCTTCGCGGAGATACCAGCGCCAGAACCGGACGGTCAGCGCGGAGAGGTCACCGTGCCCTGCGGACTGCGCGCGCTCGCGTACAGCTTCGGCGCGGTCCCTGGTCGCGCCGCGTATGCCGACGACGTGGTTGTTCTTGTGCCGGTCGCCGTCTGCCATGGGAATCTCCCAGAAGTGGTTAACCACAAGTCTTGTGCCGAGAAGCGTACCACGCTAAGCTGTGGTTAACCACAAAGGGTCAATGAGCAGGAGACAAAGATGCAGTTCACGGTCATCAACACCGAGCCGCACACCCCCTACGACCACGGCGCCATCACGCTCACGTTCGACAAGGGCGACCGTGTCCAGCACATCCACGACGCCGCCCACACGGGCACCGTCACCGGCTTCGACGACCACCATGACTTCGGCCAGCTGATCGAGGTCACCTGGGACGGCGGCGACACGGACACCTACCAGCCGGAGATGCTGGAGCGCGCCGACGCCTACGAGGTCAAGGAGTGACCACGCGCACCGAGGACCCCGGCCACGCGGGGTCCTCGGCTGCCGTTTGGGGCGTCGAAGTCAACGAAACGGCGCTCGTGATGCGCGGCGGACCGACATGGGACTGGTGGGCGGTCTACCGCCATTGGATCCTCGCCCGCGCCAAAGTACCGATCGTCATCGTTGAGTCGGGCACCTTCGGTGATCTGATCTTCATCCCGCGCGACGGTCGTAAGAGCGCCACGTGGCTGCGTGAATTGGCGATAAGCAAGGGCGCGCAGAAGGACGCCTTCGCGGTCCGGCGCCGACCGTCGCTCGTCGGCCTGCGCGTCGAAGGAGAAACCAAATGATCTTCTCTGTCACGTCGGACCTGCGGGAGCGGCCATGAGCGTCCCAGACGAGCTGATGCGGATAGTTGATCAAGCGGCGGGCAGGGAGCACTCGGCGAACGGTGAGGTGATGGCCTGTCTCGCCGACGTGGTCGCGACGGTCCGCGCCGATGAGCGGGGCAAGGTCGCAGAGGAGGCGCGCGACGCGGCCGAACAACTCGGCGGCAACCCCTCTCTACGAGGTGACGCCGCCACGCTCATGTGGTTCGCCGACAAGATCACGGCAGGTGAGCCGTGAGCACCGAGGAGCGGGTGAGCACCGAAGTCAACCGCCATCGACCTGAACGTGAGGGCGGCCATACCGGAGAGCTTGAACCTGGCCGGGTGAGCTACCGCGACAAGATCGCCGAAGCGATCAGGACCGGCGCGTTCCCGGATGTCGTGCACGAGTGGGCGGCAGAGATCGCCGCCGAGGCACTCGCCGTCCGGGATCCCGAGCTCGACCGGCTCAGCCAGGAGAACGACCGGCTAGCGGCCAGAGTCGCCGAGTACGAGAACGCGATCACCTGGGATACGTCATGCCTCGCCTGCTCGGCCACCCTGGATTCATCGATCAAGGAACATGAGCGCGCCGAGAAGGCCGAGGCCGCCATAGAGCGGGCACGCAGCCACGTCGCCCGCCTCCGGTCCTGGTACCACGACCCGGAGGCGACCGTCGCGCACGCCGGGGCCATCCTCCGCGACCTTGAGCGAGCATTGAGCGCACAATGAGTGACATGACCGGCGACGAAAATCAGGGCACCCGTAAACACGGCCCCAACGGAGACTTCGTCGCCACCCCGGAAACCGCCGAGCGGGACGCCGAGGCGGCCCGCCTGCGTGGCCGTGGGCTCGGCTACCAGGCGATCGCGGACCAGCTGGGCATCTCCGTGTCCACGGCTCACGACGCCGTTAAACGGGCTCTCGCAGCGATCCGCGCCGAACCTGCGCCTGAGGTACGCCAGCTTGAGCTGGAGCGCCTCGACGCCATGTACGCCTCGGTGTTGCGGGTGCTGGAACGCCGCCACTTCACCGTCAATGGCGGGAAGGTCGTCTACCACGGTGAGGAGCCGCTGGAGGATGATGGGCCGGTACTGGCTGCGGTTGACCGGCTGCTGAAGATCCAGCAGCGCAGGGCGGCGTTGTTGGGGTTGGATGAGCCGGTGAAGGCGGAGGTCGGCGGGAAGCTGACGTATGAGATCGTCGGGGTCGATCTGGAGGCGTTGTGACTGTCCGTCTACTTGTTACTGTCGGGTACGGGTGCCGCCTCGGCATTCTTGAGCACCTGCGTCACTGACCGTGACCGCTGCTGTCGTTCACCGGTACGAGCCGCGCGGCGCCGCCAAACAACTCCTCGAATCCCGTGCCCCCGAGATCCTCCTCAGCGGCCCGGCCGGCACCGGCAAGTCCCGAGCGTGCCTGGAGAAACTCCACCTGCAAGCCCTGAAGTATCCGAAGATGAAGGGTCTGATCGTCCGGAAGACGCTGGCCAGCCTGGGTACGACCGCGTTGGCGACGTGGCGGGAACACGTCGCAGCCGAAGCTCTCGCGAACGGGACGGTCCGCTGGTACGGCGGGTCGTCGGAGCGGCCACCGGCCTACCAGTACCGCAACGGCAGTGAGGTCGTCGTCGGCGGGATGGACAAGGCCACCAAGATTATGTCGTCGGAGTATGACGTGGCGTTCGCCCAGGAGGCGATCGAGCTGACCGAGGACGACTGGGAGGCCATCACCACCCGGCTCCGGCGGGGCAGGTTGCCGTATCAGCAGATCATCGCCGACACCAACCCCGACGCCGAGACGCACTGGCTGAACGTCCGCGCCAACCACGGCGGCACCCTGATGCTGCACTCCAAGCATGAGGACAACCCGATCTACTTCGACGCCGACGGGCACATGACGGAGGCGGGGCGGGACTACATCGAGGGGAAGCTGGACCGGCTGACCGGGGTCCGCTATCTCCGGTTGCGTAAGGGCCTGTGGGTCGCCGCCGAAGGGATGATCTATGAGGGGTGGGACCCGTCGGTCCACCTGGTCGACCGGTTCCCGATCCCCGACGCCTGGGCGCGGTGGTGGTCGGTGGACTTCGGGTTCACCCACCCGTTCGTGCTGCAGTGCTGGGCTGAGGACGGCGACGGCCGGCTCTGGCTGTACCGGGAGATCCACCACACCGGCCGGCTGGTGGAGGACCATGCCCGCCAGATACTGTCCATCGTCGCCCCGGACGGGACGTGGGTGGAGCCCCGGCCACGCGCGATCGTGTGTGATCACGACGCGGAGGGCCGCGCGACGTTGGAGCGGCATCTGGGCATGTCGACGGCCCCGGCGCATAAGGCGGTGACGGCGGGGATCCAGGCGGTGCAGGCCCGGCTGAAGGTCGCGGGGGACGGCAAACCGCGCCTGGCGATCATGCGGGATTCGGTGGTGGAGCGGGACCAGGGCAGGGTGGACGCGAGGAAGCCGGCATGCACGGCGGAGGAGATCCCCGGCTACGTGTGGGCGGTGAAGCCCGGCGGGGTGTTGAAGGAGGAGCCGGTGAAGGACGACGACGACGGGTGCGACGCGCTGCGGTACGTGGTGGCTGAGCGGGATCTGGCGGCCCGTCCGCGTGTTCGGGTGATGGGTGCGCGGCGGCGCTGACTACTCGCACCGCTGGTCGTGCAGCGGCCCGCAGGTGCCGCGCTGCGACGGTGTCGCCACAGCGGTGGACCGGGAAGGCTCCGGGGTGTCGTCCCCCTGGGCGGGCTCGGACGTCTCGGCGGCGGGCCGGGGCTGCGGCTCGTCCCCGCCTGACGGTTTGGACGCCGGCGCGGCGGTCGGGGCGGTCAGGTCCACTTGATGGCGGCGCACCTGCGGGGACGCGGCCGTACTCGATGCGGCGCTGCCCGGGGCGGACGTGCTCGAGACGGCGGGGGTGACGTCGACGGGTGCGATCCCGCCGTCGGAGGTGGGGCCGCCGAGGCTGTAGCCGTGCACGGCGTAGCTGGCGGTGAACGCGCCGAAGGCGAGCACGACGATGGCGAGTATCCGCCACGGGTGGAGCCTGATCTCTGTGCGCATGTCGGTGGTCCTTGATGTCAGGCCGCGGCGAGGATGTCGCCGGCGGCCAGGTGGTAGCAGGGTATGCGGGCGGGGCAGGTGCAGGAGTGCTCGAGGGTGTCGACGAGGTAGGTGTTCTGCCCGTCTGAGCTGACGGCGAGGTAGAGGGCGGGGCGGCCGGTGGGGATGATGCTCTGCTCGGCGATCAGGTCACGGGCCTTGGTGATCTGGAACGGCTTGTAGCCGGCGGTGACGGTGTCGAGGGCGGCGAGGACGCGGCGGCGGCAGGTGCGGCCCATGCCGTTGCGGATGCTGCGGGTCGCGGTGAGGGTGCGTCCGCAGCGGAGGCAGTGGGCCGGGTTGCTGGTCGTCGTCTCGCTCATGCCTCTAGTGTAGCTACAGCATAGCCACACAGCAAGGGATGTGAGAGACTCCTTTGTAGCCACATAAAGGAGCACGCATGCCGCCCAAGGAGCCCACCGGCCTACGCCGCTTCCGCACCACCGACGACCTGTGGGAACGCTTCGGCGACGCCGTCGAACGCGGCCCTGATCCCGAGGCGGACATGTCTAAGGTGCTGCGGTCGTTCGTCCGCTGGTACGTCGGCGAGCCGGGAGCCAAGCTGCCCGAGAGACCAGAGCCAAAGGAGGCTGGCGATGGTTGAAATTCTTCTACGGGCAGATCATCAAGGCAGCGCCCGCACCGCCATGATCGCCGCGCTTGATGCGGCGTGCCGTGAGCAGGCGGCCGGGACCGGCCGGTTCGCCGACGGCTCGCCCGACACGGGCATGGTCGGGTACTGGACCGAGCGGCCGGACTGATGAACAGCCTGGAAGAGATCAACCGCGAGGAATGGGCAGACAAGCCGTTCCTGATCGAGCTGCGCGGCGGGCAGAGCGACGGCAAGCGCTTCCGCTGGCATGACCTTCCGCACGTTTGGCGGCAACCCGAAGACCACGGGAAGAGCCTCCTAGAGATGGCTCGGGACTGCGACGACCCGCGCTTCGATCCAACGAGACCCGACTGGACGTACGCGCCGGTCGCCGATTACCGGATGACCGAGCACGTCACCGATGACGGCGCCTGCATCTACGAGTTCTATTGTCACGAGTGATCCGCGCCGTAAGATTTCCTGTTACACCGCGCCGTGACAGGAGGATTTCTCGCCTAGATGTGTTACCGCGAGTAGCATCCGCTGTATGGCGACGACGTTCGGGACCGCGTACCGTGCCGCCCGCCTGTCCGCCAAACCCCGCAAGCCTCGCGTCCCGCTCGCCGTCCGCCTCGGCCGCGCCGCCGCCAAAGCCCTCCCCCGTCTCGCCGCCCTGCGCCGCACCGTCCTCGTGCTGGCCGGGTTCGGCGCGATCGACTACAGCCTGTGGACCGTGGCGCACGCCGCCGGGTACGCCGCCGCCGGTGTCAGCCTGCTGCTGATCGACTGGCTCGCCGGCGGCAAGACGTGAGGTCCCCGATCACCGCGCTCGCCACCGTCGTCAACAAAGCCCCCGTCGCCTACGCCAGCCGCCACACCGTCCTGCCGTTCCTGTCCCGCAACGACGCCGAAGCACAGATGCGGGCGCTCGGCGGGGTCGGCACCCTGTTCGCCATCGTCGAACGCACCACCGAAGCCGTCAGCAAGGCCCGGTGGCGGCTGTACCGCAAATCGACGACCGGCGACGACGCGGACCGCGCCGAGGTCACCCGCCACCTGGCGCTCGACGTCTGGAACAAACCGAACCCGTTCTACACCCGCGAAGAGTTCGTGCAGTCGTTCCAGCAGCACGTCGATCTGACCGGTGAGGGCTGGTGGATCATCGCCCGCAACTCCCGCGCAAGGTCGATCCCGCTGGAGTTGTGGATCGCCCGCCCCGACCGGATGTACCCCGTCCCCAGTGCGACGGACTTCCTGACCGGCTACATCTACTTCGGCCCGGAAGGCGAGAAGGTCCCGCTGCAGCTGGATGAGGTGATCCAGCTGCGGAAGCCGCACCCCCTCGACCCGTACCGGGGGATGGGCGCCGTCCAGACCATCCTCGCCGACCTCGAATCCACCAAGTTCTCCGCCGAGTGGAACCGGAACTTCTTCGTCAACTCGGCGCAGCCCGGCGGGATCATCGAGGTCGACAAACACCTGTCCGACGACGAGTTCGAAGAGATGACCGCCCGCTGGCAGGAACAGCACCGCGGCGTCGCGAACGCCCACCGGGTCGCGGTGATCGAACAAGGCAAGTGGATCACCAACAACTACACGATGGCCGACATGCAGTTCGTCGAGCTCCGGAACGCCTCCCGCGAGGTCATCATGGAGGCGTTCGGGTTCCCCAAACACATGCTCGGCATCTCCGAATCGGTGAACCGCGCCAACGCCGAGGCGGCCGAGGTGATGTTCGCCCGGTGGATCGTGATGCCGCGGCTCGACCGGATCAAAGGCGCGCTGAACAACGACTTCCTGCCGCTGTTCGGCACCACCGCCAGCGGTCTCGAGTTCGACTACGACAACCCGGTCCCCGACGACGAAGAGCTCGAGTCGAAGACGCTGACCGCGAAGGCGAACGCTGCGGCCGCGCTCCGCACCGCCGGGTGGGATCCCACCGACGTGCTGTCGGCGGTAGGGCTGCCGGAGATGGGATCCGCCGCCGTCCCCGCATCGGTTGGCCTGCCGCCCGGGCAGGACAGCGCCACGCAACCAGCGACACCGCGTGAGCTGGCTGAGATCGTCCAGAAGATCTATCTCGGTGTCGACATCGTGCTGACCGCCGATGAGGCGCGGCAGATCGTGAACGCGGCGGGCGGGAACCTGACCGGCCCCGGCCCCGTCCCCGCCGCTCCCCCCGCGCCGGCGTTCGCCGCGCGGTCATTGTCGTTGTACGACCTGGCCCGCACCCGCCGCGCCATCACCGCCGAAGCCGAACCGTCCCCGCTCACCCATGTCAACACCGACCTGGAAGACGCGCTGCAGTCGCTGCTGCAGGACTGGGCGCCGATCACCGACGACCAGATTGACGACCTCGTCAAGCAGGTGAAGGCGGCCGCCACCGACAACGACCCGGCTGCTCTGGCCAGCCTTACCGCCGACCCCGCAGACGCGGTCAACACGCTGCGGCGGGCGCTCGGTGACATGGCGCAGACCGCCGCAGACCGGATGGCGTCCGAGGCCGCGACGCAGGGTGTCCACGTCGCCCCCCCGACCATCGATGAGTCGCTGCGTGCCCGGTATCCGTCGACGATCACGAACTTCGGTAGCGAGCTGGTGCAGATCGCCGTCGCCGTCGCCGCGATGCTCGCCGGCGATCTGGCCGCCTCCGCCGGCCGGGAAGCGCTGCGGCTGTACACACCGGGCCGTCCCGCCGCCGACGTCGCCTCCCAGGTCGCAGAGTTTCTGCGGGGCCTGTCCGACCGGGCTCTGCGGGACCGCTTGGGCGGGGCGTTGCACCGCGCCACGAACCTTGGCCGGCTCGCCTACGCGGTGGTGGCGCCGCCCGCCCTGTACGTGGCGGTAGAGGTCAACGACGCGAACCAGTGCGGGCCGTGCGGCGACATCGACGGCACCGAGTTCGGCTCGCTGGCCGAGGCTGAGGCCGCGTACGGCGGCGGGTCCTACGAGGGGTGTCTGGGTGGGGACCGGTGCCGGGGGACGTTCGAGGCCCGCTATGGATAGGGAGCCCGGCATGAGGAACCTCAAGACGGCCAGGCCGAGGGCGCGGCTGGTTCAGGGCCGCACCGACTGGTACCGGATCACCAACTCCGCTGGTGACGGCGGCGCCCCCGCAGACGTGATGATCTACGACGAGATCGGCTTCTTCGGTGTGACGGCCGCGGATTTCGTGGCCGAGCTGAAGCAGATCACCGCGCCGGAGATCAGCCTGCGGATCAACTCCCCCGGCGGGGAGGTGTTCGACGGGATAGCGATCTTCACGTGCCTGCGCAGCCACACCGCGAAGGTCACCACCTACGTCGACAGCCTGGCCGCCTCCATCGCGTCGGTGATCGCGCTGGCCGGTGACCGGGTGGTGATGCAGCCCCACTCCCAGATGATGATCCACGAAGGTGCCGGCCTGTGTGTCGGAGACGCCGCCGACATGCGGGAAATGGCGGACCTGCTGGACCGCCAGTCCGACAACATCGCCGGGATCTACGCCGAGAAGGCCGGCGGCACCGTAAAGCAGTGGCGGGCGGTGATGCGGGCGGAGACCTGGTACACCGCGGCTGAGGCGGTCGCCGCGGGGTTGGCGGACGAGGCGGCCAAGCCGGGCAAGAAGATGCCGCCGGACGAGCCGATGCCGATGGACAACTCCTGGGATCTGTCGGTGTTCCGCTACCAGGGCCGCGACCAGGCACCCGACCCTGCCGGGGACATCGGGGACGTCGCGTCGCTGGAGGTCGACGACCAGACCGGCGAAGACGACGACCCCGCACCGGAGCCCGCGCCGGATCTGGTGTTGAACGGCTGGGACCCGGCGCTGTTCCGCGACGCGATCACCGCCGCCGCGAACGACTTCGCCGGCTGGGACCCCGACGCGTTCCGGGACGCGGTGCGGGTCCGCGCCTCCGACGCCCCCGCCGTGGCGCGGCCCGCACCCACCCGGCCGGCCTATGAGCCGCCGCCGCCGGACCTGCCCCCGCAAGATCCGCCCGCCCCACCCCCGGTGGAGGGGTTCGAGGCATACGACGCGGAGGTGTTCCGCGCGGCGGTGCGGCTTCGTGCGGACAACGCCCCGGCCGCACCGGATGAACCGCAAGGACAGCACCAAACGCACGACCCGTATGACCCGACAGTGGTGACACGCGCCCTCAGAGAGGCGGCACGATGAACAACACGCTTACCCGTGGGCAGCGGCACCTGCTCGCCCGCCACGGCTACACCCCGGCCGAAGTCGGCAGGACCTGGAACCGGGCAGCCCCGCCCGCCCAAGATGTCGAGGACATCGCCATCCCCAACACCCCCGCCGGGATCGAGGAGCTGCTCGGCGACTCCAAGCGGATGCAGGCGGTGTTCAAGGACAAGAACAAGTTCGGGGAGCTGATCTCCAAGTACGCGCGGACGGTTCTGGACAAGGACCAGGAGATCGCCACGCAGGTGCGGGAGGAGACGCAGCGGATCCTCGCCGAGTGGCTGAAGGACAACGAGCCGGAGCAGGTGCAGCGGATCAACCTAGATCCCGCCGCGCCGGTCGCGTCGCTCGCCGCGCAAAAGAGCGGGCTGCACAACCCGCGGGCGATGGGCGCCCGGCTCGACAAGGAGTTCGCGAACAGCTCGGAGTACTTTCAGCTGATCTGGCACAACGCGTCCCGCGACGCGAACATGCAGGCCAAGCTCGGCCGGGTCCGGAACGCGTTCTCGAGCACAGTGCCGTCCGAGGGCGGGTTCCTGATCCCGGAGACGCTGCGGTCGGAGATGCTGCGGGTCGCCCTCGAAACCTCCATCGTCCGGCCTCGCGCGCGGGTGATCCCGATGGAGACGCTGCGGGTGCCGTTCCCCGCCATCGACTCCACCAGCAACGTGTCGTCGGTGTACGGCGGGATCGTCGGGTACTGGACGGAGGAGGGCGCCGCGCTCACCGCCAGCCAGGCCGCCTTCAGCCGGATCGTGCTGGACGCGAAGAAACTCACCGCCTACACCGAGGTCCCCAACGAGCTGATCTCCGACTCCATCAGCTCGTTCCAGGCGTTCATCGACCAGATCTTCCCCGAGGCCCTCGGCTTCTATGAGGACGTCGCGTTCCTCAAGGGCAGTGGGGTCGGTGAGCCGCTCGGTGTTTTGAACGTCGGCAACACCGCGACCGTCGCGGTCGCGAAGGAGTCCGTGCAGGCCAACGACACGATCGTGTGGGAGAACATCGTGAA